TCATCACTTGGAATGAGTGTTGGTATTGTTACTGCTACTGGTACTGTTATTAGTGGTGTTGCTACGTTTAGTGATACTACAGAATCAACCTCCACAACTACTGGAGCATTGATTATATCTGGTGGTGTTGGTATAGCAAAGAGTCTTTTTGTTTCTGGAAATATTTCTGCTGGTGGAACCATAACATATGAAGATGTAACCAATGTAGACTCTCAGGGTATTGGTACATTTAGACAAGGTATTAAAGTTGGACCTCCTACTTCCATAGGTTCAAGTCTTCATTCTAATGGTAATGCAGTGTTTGCTGGAATAGTAACTGCTGCAACCGTTTCTGCTGGTGGTACTGATGTTGCTACTGCTCTTGGACAGAAGGCATCAATAGGAATGGTATTAGCATTAGGATGAAGACATTTAAACAATTCATATCAGAAACTCCTAATATGTCTGGCCCAGTAGGGCCTAATAACCCTGCTATGGCAGGATATGTACCAAAGTTATTTGCACATGATACAACTCCCTTAGATCAAGGTTTTCAAGGACCAGGTGAGACAGGACAAGATAGGTATAATAGATTCTTTGGAGTGGTTCCTGTTGAGAAGATGACTCTCCAAACTAGACTTGATGGGAATGACTCTATTGATGGTATGGTAGATGCCTCAAAAGAGTATGGTTAAATCAAGTTAAGAGATGGTCAATGGGTATTAGAGACTGAATTCGTATATATATTAAGCCCTGCAAAAAGTGAATGGCTGAGGAAGTAAAAGAAGAAATCAAAGAGGAAGAGCATGAAGAGAAGGGTGCTCTTGGTAAGTTAAAGGATGCAATCTTACCAGACGCTGAAGAACAAGCAGCAATCGTTAGTACATTTGTACGTCTAGGCGTGTTGGTGTGGTCGGGTGGAATATTGACTCTTAATTATGTGGCGATTCCAGGTGTACCACAACAAAAAATAGATCCAACTTTTATTGCTTCGGTATTTACGGGAGTTTTAGCTAGCTTCGGAATTCAGACAGCATCCAAGAAGGGTGATGGTACTATGAAAATGAATGGTAATGGTGGTGGAACTAATGGTGGACCTTCCCCTGCTACTGCAAAGGAAATCGAAGCAATCATTGCTAAAGCTGGTCCATCTCAAACTATTCGTATTGAGCAAGCACCTCTAAAAATAGTTGGTGTTTCAAAAGATACCAAAGAAACTTACGAACTTTAAAATCATGCAGAAAATTGTAAATGTCATTGCTATTGCGTCTGGTGCTGTATCTATTGCCCTTATTGGCAGTGGCTTATTTGTATATGTCAACAGAGATTCTATTATTGATTCAGTTAAGCAACAAGCTATTGAAGCAGTTACTGGATCACTTGGTGGACTTGGTGGCGGAGCACTTCCTCTTGGGACCAATGATCTTGCTCCTAGTGTTGGTGATACCCCTAGCATGGCTCCTCCAGCACAATCGGCACAAGGAATACCTGGACTCTGATATAGAAGACTATCATGGTTAATGTCTTCTTTTGTAAAGATAAAGAAGACATTAAATGTTTAAATAGTTCCATGAGTGTTATAATCTACCAAGAAGAGATAGAACTTCTGGAAGAAGAAAAGGCAGAACTTCAAAAAGAGGTTCTGTTTCTTCGTAGGAAGATAAAGTACTATCAAGAAGTATTAGAAGAAGAAGAGTAATAAATATAAGGAGACTTCTAGTTTTTTTATGAAGGATTGTCCTCCTGGCAAATATTATTGCACTAAAGAAAAAAAGTGTATGCCCATACCAAAGGGTAAATATGTGGGAGCTCATGGATGGTTAAGACCTGACCCCGATGATAACAATGGACGAAAATCTAAGAAAAACGGCAACAAGAATGGCAATGGACATTCAGGAACTAATGGGTCTAGTTCTAGCAACGGCAATGGCAATGGGAACGGTTCCAACGGAGGAGTGAGCGAAGGTTCACTTCACAAGTGGTTCAAAGGTTCTAAGTCTAAGGATGGAAAAGGTGGATGGGTTAATGTAGTCACAGGTGGTACTTGTGCTAGTGATAAACCTGGTGAGGGTACACCAAAGTGTGTATCATCTTCTAAACGTGCCAGTATGACTAAAGCAGAAAGACTTTCTGCATCTAGGAGAAAGAAGAAAGCAGATCCTAATCAACAATCAAAGTCAGGTGCTGCAAAACCAACTTATGTTTCTACGGACAAGAAAAAAATGAAAGAAGAACTTGTAACTGAAGCAGACAAAAAAGGAAAGGGTAGTGGTAGTAAAGATGCTTGCTATCATAAGGTAAAAGCAAGTGCAAAGGTTTGGCCTTCTGCATATGCATCAGGTAGATTAGTTCAGTGCCGTAAGAAAGGTGCTGCTAATTATGGTAATAAATCAGAAGAAGTAGAATTAAAAACATTCGATAAATTTTATGATGAGTGCTGGAAGACTCATAAGAAAGTTGGTATGAAGAAGAAAGGTGGGAAGATGGTTCCTGACTGCAGACCTAAGAATGAAGAAACAGTTTTAGAAAAGGTAGCAGCATGGCAACGTAAGGAAGGAAAGAATAAAACTGGTGGATTAAATGAGAAAGGCAGGAAGTCTTATGAGCGTGAGAATCCTGGTTCTGATTTAAAAGCACCACAACCTGAAGGTGGTCCTAGAAAGAGATCATTCTGTGCTCGCATGGGTGGTATGAAAGGACCAATGAAAGATGAGAAGGGAAGACCTACTCGTAAGGCACTAGCATTGAGGAAGTGGAAATGCTGAATCAAATAGATGAAGGTGGCATGTCACGTCAGGTGCAGCACTCTAAGAAACGCAGCACCGCAGTCCTAACTGCTAATAGAGGTGACAAATCTAGTAAGGAAAATAAAGCACGTAACAAAGAACTGGGCAAGAAAGTCCGTAGTATGGGTTACGGTTATAAGAAAGTAAAAGGTGAATATCCTGAAACAGATAGTAAGACTGGTGAAAAGAAGACAGTTAGTGAGCCATCTATTGCTGTCAATGCTCCTAAGAAAAAGTTTAGAAAGTTTAAAAAGCAGATGAAACGTCTTGGTAAAAAGTATGACCAAGATGCTGTAATCACAAAGAAAGGAAAGGACAAAGCAACAATACACCCTACTACTAAGAGAGGGCGTAACACTTCAACTGGTCCTTCTAGGAAAGGTAGTAAGTTAGGTCAAGTACGTCCAGGTAAAACTGGTGAGTACGGACATACCAAAGTCGGTAAGAAGACTTATACTTATGAAGCAACAACTCTTCCAAGAGTAAATGGACAGACAATGTATGTCACATTCCAGTGGCGTGGTAAGTATATGTCTCTTCAAATGTTCTTTCCAGAATTAAAGATTCCTTCTAAGAAAGAAGTACAAGATGCAATTGTAAAAGTATATCCTGGTTCAAGGGTTATGAATTATGATGCAGTCATGAGAGATCCTACTAAACCAATTTTACAATTACCTGAGGATACTGCACCTATGCCTTCCAATGGTTCTAAAACTCCATCAGTTGATGATGTGCAGGGTAAGCAATTAGCAGTACAAAAGAAAGGTCGTGAAAATCAAGAGTTGAAATCTAAGGAGAAGAGGGTAATGAGATTGAAAAGACAAGTTCTACTTAAAAAACTAATGGCAGTAAGAGCTGGTGCTGGTGCTGACATCGTTACCTAATTATGGCAAATCCAATTGTATATGGTAAGATATGTAATCCCATCAAGGTTGCATATGGAAGCACGGTAGGAGTCATTACTTGTGTTGATAACAAAAAGATTTACATAGACGGTGTGTATGCACATGCTGGATATGGTGCATCCACTAGTGCTCAAATCTATTTTGTTCCTAATGGTGGGACAACCGATTCTCCTGATTTCAGAATTGTTGATGAAGATATTGCTGATAGAGGAAACTATAGATTTGATGTCTATGCATCTCCTTTAGTTCTTGAAAATAGTGGAGATGCTTTGTTTGTTGGTACTGGTAATTTTGGAACTACTAGTGCTGGTGCAACTTGTACTTTTATTGTTAGTGGCTATCGCCAAACTTAATTATGCCTCAAGAAATATACCTTGGTAATCCCAATCTCAAGAAAGCAAATACTGAGATTGAATTTAGTCATGATCAGGTTCAAGAGTTTATTAAATGTAAACTTGATCCTGTTTATTTTGCTCGTCAATACATTAAGATTGTAAACGTTGATGAAGGATTGGTTAGCTTTGATATGTGGCCATTCCAAGAGAAATTAATAGAAAGATTTCATGATAATAGATTTAATATATGCATGATGCCTAGACAGACTGGTAAGTCTACTACGTCTGTATCTTATCTACTTCATTATGCTATCTTTAATGATAATGTTAATATTGGTATTCTTGCAAACAAAGCAGCAACTGCCAGAGATTTGTTAGCAAGACTCCAGACTGCTTATGAGAACTTACCCAAATGGATGCAACAGGGTATTCTTGTATGGAACAAAGGTAGTTTAGAACTGGAGAACGGTTCCAAGATTATGGCAGCATCTACATCTGCTGCTGCAGTTCGGGGTATGACCTTTAACATCATATTCCTAGACGAATTTGCGTTCGTTCCTAATCATATTGCTGACGATTTCTTTAGTTCAGTATATCCTACAATTTCATCTGGTAAATCAACTAAGATTATCATCGTCTCTACCCCCAAGGGTATGAACCACTTCTATCGCATGTGGCACGATGCTGAGAACGGAGATAATGAATATGTACCTACTGTAGTCCATTGGAGTGAAGTTCCTGGTAGAGATGAGGCTTGGAGAGAGCAAACTATTGCGAACACATCAGAAGCACAATTCAAAGTTGAGTTTGAATGTAACTTCTTAGGTTCTGTTGATACTTTAATAAATCCAGCAAAATTAAAATCTTTAGTTTATGATAAACCTAAACTGTCTAATGAAGGATTAGATTTGTATGAAGAACCACAAGAGAAACATGATTATGTTTGTACTGTAGACGTTGCTCGTGGTGTAGGGGAGGATTATTCTACATTTATAATTGTAGACATCACTACATTCCCCCATCGGGTCGTGGCAAAATATAGGAATAATGAGATTAAACCTATGTTATTCCCTAATATTATACATGAAACTTGTAAAGGATACAATGATGCTTTCATATTGGTTGAAGTAAATGATATTGGAGATCAAGTAGCATCTATTCTTAATTATGATTTTGAGTATCCTAATCTTCTTATGTCATCTATGAGAGGAAGAGCAGGACAGGTTATAGGACAAGGATTTTCTGGTACTAAGGTACAACTTGGGGTTAAGATGTCCAAGACTGTCAAAAAGGTTGGTGCATTAAATCTTAAGACAATGATTGAGGCAGACAAGGTTCTATTCAAAGATTATGATATCATTTCAGAATTAACTACATTCATTTCCAAGAGTAATTCCTTTGAAGCAGATGATGGTTGTAATGATGACCTTGCAATGTGTCTTGTCATATATGCATGGTTAGTAGCACAGGATTATTTTAAAGAACTTACAGATCAAGACGTAAGAAAGAGATTATATGAGGATCAGAAAAATCAGATAGAACAAGACATGGCTCCATTTGGTTTTATGCTTGATGGATTGGAAGATGACTTTATTGTTGATGATGATGGTCAAAGATGGACTAAAACAGATAGGGATGATATAGAGTCAACTTATGGTGATATGAGTTATATGTGGGAGTACAAATAGCAGTTCACGCACTGTTTCCCCTCTGAAAATGTAGCTTTCAATAAATAATTTGTAGGAAATTGGGAACTCTCAGAGGGACGCAAGCATGGCTATTCAGTTAGTATCACCTGGTGTATTAATCAGGGAAGTAGATCTAACAGTAGGAAGGGCGGATAATGTACTCGATAATATCGGTGCAATCGCAGGCCCTTTTGAAATTGGACCTGTTGATGATCCAATCACTGTGGAAACAGAGCAGGATTTAATCAACACATTCGGAAAGCCATTGAGCACCGACAGTCAGTACGAG